TGTTCGCCTGTATTCTAATGGTACCGTAGATACAGGATTTACTACGGGTACTGGAGCAAGCGGCACCGTCAACTCCATTGCGGTTCAAAGCGACGGTAAAATCTTATTAGGTGGGGCTTTTAGCACTTTTAGAGGACTATCTGCAAGTAGAATTGTGCGCCTAAATTCAAATGGTACAACAGATACAGTATTTTCTACCAACACAGGTACGGCGGCAAATGTCACCGTTTTCACTATAGCAGTTCAAGGCGATGGAAAAATATTGCTAGGTGGGTCATTCGCCACTTTTAACGGTGTAACTGTGAACAGAATTGTTCGCCTCAATTCTGATGGCACCAGAGATACGGCTTTTACCACCAATGCAGGTACGGGTGCAAATAACACCGTCAACTCCATTGCGGTTCAAACTGACGGTAAAATATTACTATGTGGGGCTTTTAGCACGTTTAACGGTGTGACCGTAAACTACATTGTACGCCTCAACTCTGATGGAACAATAGATACAACATTCACTACCAATGCAGGTACGGGAGCAAGCAGTACCGCTAACTTTGTTATGGTCCAAAGCGATGGAAAGATATTATTAAGTGGAGGTTTTATTACCTTTAACAATGTAACTGTTAATAGAATTGTTCGACTAAATTCTAGCGGGACCAGAGACACAGGGTTTGCTAATAACACAGGTACTGGTGCAAGCGGCCTTGTTATATCAATCGCAGTTCAAAGTGATGGCAAGATCTTAATCGGTGGAGGTTTTATTACCTTTAACAGCGTAACTGTTAACAGAATTATGCGTCTCAACATTGACGGAACACCAGATACAGCATTCAGCACTAATACAGGTACTGGAGCGAGCAATACCGTCAATAACATTGTAATCCAAAGTGATGGCAAAATCCTGGTGGGTGGAAGTTTCATAATCTTTAACGGTGTAACCGCCAGAATTGTTCGACTAAATTCTGACGGCACTAGAGACACAGTATTTACTACGAATACAGGTACTGGTGCAAGCGACAGTATCAACTCAATTGCAGTTCAGAGTGACGGTAAGATTTTGCTATGTGGGGCTTTTGTTACGTTTAACGGCGTAACTGTGAACAGAATTGTGCGCCTGAGTTCTAACGGCACACCAGATACGGCATTTACCACCAATACGGGTACAGGTACAAACGGCACCGTTAGTTCCATCGTAGTTCAAACTGACGGTAAGATCTTATTAGGTGGGGCTTACAACACTTTTAATGGAACAACCGCAAACAGAATTGTACGACTCAACTCTGACGGAACAGCAGATACGGCATTTAACACTAATACGGGTACAGGTGCAAACGGTTCTGTTAGTTTAATTGCAATCCAAAGTGACGGTAAAATCTTGCTAGGCGGCGATTTTACCACTTTCAACGGTACAACCGTTAATAGAATTGTTCGACTGAACTCTAGCGGAACAATAGATACAGCGTTTACTACCAATACAGGTACAGGTGCAAATCTCCTTGTCAACTCCGTCGTAGTTCAAAGTGATAGTAAGATCTTGATCGGTGGGACTTTTACCACTTTTAACAACGTAACTCTAAACAGAATTGTTCGTCTCAATTCTAGCGGAACGATAGATACAGCGTTTACTACCAATACAGGTACTGGGGCAATCGGTACTGTTAGTTCCATCGCAATCCAAGGCGATGAAAAAATCTTATTAGGTGGAAATTTTACAGGGTTTAACAACATTACCAGAACTCGCTTGGCCCGTATCGGCGGGGATATTGCACAATGAAAGGAAATGAAATGTTGGATTGTCCAGCGTGTGCAGGGCCACAAGCCCTTGGGGGTAATTGCGCCACTTGTCACGGAACCACTTACATCGAACAGGACACCTTTGATGCTTTTATGACAGCAAAGTCCGAGAACGAAGCATTGTCGTCTTTTCAGGCAAAGGTCATTAAGATTGTTAACTCCGCGACAACTCTTGCCGATGTAAAGCAAGTACTAAGCGAGGAAATCTCAGCGATCATTTAATGAGAATCAACGACTACTTTGACAAAGTTGTGGTGATTAACCTAGACCGTCGGACAGATCGTATGGAAAAACTTGATGCTCAGCTCAAAGAGTTGGGTATTGAGTATGAAAGATTCTCAGCAATAGATGGTAAAGCTACTGGTATAAGTCCGATAGAGGCTGGGAAGATCAGCCACCTTGAAGTAATAAAGGAACTAAACGGACAAAAGGTACTAATCCTAGAGGATGATGCCTACTTTGTAAATGGATTCCAGGAGAAGTTTACCGAGGTAATGGAGTTACTGCCCTATAATTGGGACGTATTCTACCTTGGAGCTTTGGTTGGTGGTACCACAGGTAAGTTAAAACAAATAAATAAACACTGGCACAAGCAGATAGTAAGTACCGGTACTCAGGCTTATTGCATTAACCCTAGAAAAGCCGAGTGGTTTGCACAAAAGATCCAGGAGTGGGACGGATATATCGATGTCTGTCTCAGGGTCTTAGCAGAAGAGACTAACGCTTACATCACACAGCCTAACTTAGTAACACAGTTCCCCTCATATTCTGATTTAAGACTAGAAGAGGTGGATGACTTTTGAAGATAGCAGTCTATACGATAGCGCTCAACGAAGAAAAGCACGTTGCTAGATGGTATGAATCCAGCAAGGATGCAGACTATCACCTGATTGCAGATACAGGCTCAACTGATAAGACAGTAGAAATAGCAAAGAGTCTAGGGATAACAGTAGTTCCGATACGAGTTGTACCTTTTAGGTTTGATGATGCTAGGAACGCATCACTTGTAGCACTACCAATAGATATTGATTACTGTATTGCGCTAGATGTAGATGAAGTGCTGGCTCCAGGGTGGCGTGAGCCACTAGAGAAAGCCTTTGCAGAAGGAATAGACAGACCAACCTACCACCGCATTGAAGCGTTTAACGCAGATGGTAGTGCGAACCTAGAGTTCGATGGGTTCAAAGTACACAGGCGTGCAGGTATCAGGTGGCATTATCCGATACACGAAGTGCCACAGTGGTATGAAAACAGAGAAGAAGTAAAGAAGCGTATAGATGGATTTGAGATCCATCATCACCAGGATAAGACTAAGTCTCGTGGTCAGTACCTGCCAATGTTAGAGATGGCAGTTAGAGAAAACCCTGATGCACGTAACTTGTACTACCTTGGTCGAGAGTATTACTACCACAAGATGTATGACAAAGCCGCTACACATCTCAAAATGTACCTGGAGAAGTCAATCTTTCCAGAAGAGCGAAGCGCAGCCTGTAGAACCTTATCTGGGTGCGAGCCTAAGAATGCCGAAGAATGGTTAATGCAGGGTACTGAAGAGTATGCCTGTAGAGAGTCCATCCTTGGACTGGCTAACCATTATTACGTAACCCAACAGTGGGATGAATGCCTACTGGTAGCGCGTAAAGCGCTGGAGTACACAGAGAAACCAAGGAACTTCCTTGCTGAGAACTGGGCGTGGGGCCATATGGCACACGACCTGATAGCAATTAGTTCCTGGCAACTAGGAGATTTTAAGACAGCAGTAGAGCACGGTAGGAAAGCAGTAGAGATAAGCCCAAATGACGAACGGTTGACCAGCAACCTAAGTTTCTATGAGAGTAAGGTAACCAATGGCAACGTTTGACGATATGGTCCAAGAGGTAAGATCATCCCTTGCGGGATATACAATGCGTCAAGATCGCATTACTTATCTCAACAGCGCAATCAACACTACCGATACTGCTATTCAGATCGGTGACTCTAGCAACCTTGCTAAGGGAATCATCGAGATTGATGATGAACTTATCTGGATTGATAACTTTACTAAGACAACCAACACAATGAATGCAGCTCCAGGCTTTGGTCGTGGTTACCAGAAGACTGCACCGTCACCTCATAGCCAATACGCACAGGTAGTTCTTACCCCTACCTTCCCGCGTACAATGATTAAGCAAGCAATCAACGACACTATCGGGTCTGTCTATCCTAAACTTTGGGCTATCTACTCAACTACTCTTACCTTTAACGCAAGCCAAACAACGTATGCCTTGCCAGATGATGCACAGAATGTGCTTTATATGTCTTGGCAGACAACTGGCTCATCAAGAGAATGGCTACCAATCAAGCGCTGGCGCCAGGATCTAATGGCTAACGTTGCTGCCTTTAACTCACAAAAGACAGTCAGTATCTATGACAATATCCAACCTGGACGTACAGTACAGATTTGGTATGCAGCAGCACCTAACACAATGGACGCTAACACTGATGACTTTGCTGATGTATCTGGTCTACCCGATACCTGCCGAGATGTAGTAACTCTTGGCGCAGCCTATCGTCTCTTGTCATACGTCGATGCGGGTCGCATCAATCTTACCTCTGCTGAGGCAGACCTTGCCGATAGCAAGGTTCCAGGAACAGCAGGAGCCAGCTCATCTCGTTATATCTATGCGCTATACAACCAGCGCCTACAAGATGAGTCACTCAAACTTGCAGACAAGTATCCAATACGAATCCATTACACTCGATAAGGCGGCACAATGACACGTAAATTCTCCAGCACAAGTATATCAACAACACTTGCAGTGGGTGTCTCAAGCACCGCCACAAGCATCACTCTTGCATCAGGAACAGGATCTGCCCTTATGGGTGGAGTAACCCTGGGAGCAGGTAACGTAGATCAATTCACCGTTGCCTTGGATGTAGATACACAAAATGAAGAAATCATATTTGTTACAGGCATCACAGGAGATACCCTTACAGTAGTAAGAGGAAGAGCTGGAACAGCCAACATCTCTCACACAGGTGGTGCTTCGGTTAAGCACGTTCTTACATCTGATGACCTAACTTACTTTACAACTCAATCAGCAGTAGCAGCAGGAGCAATCCCTGCAAGCACTGTTCTTGCTAAGGGTGACTTACTAGCAGCAACTGCTAGCGGCGTAGTCTCACGAGTAGGCGTTGGAACCAATGGTCAAATGCTCGCAGCAGATAGCGCACAAACAGCAGGAGTTAAGTGGTCTACTCCAGTTACTCTCGAAGTAACCATCAATGCTAAGACAGCGAACTATGCCCTACTTGCTACAGATGTAAACAAGTTAGTGACTATGTCAAGTGCAAGTGCTTTGACTCTTACCGTGCCTAACGGGATCTTTACTACAGGTCAAGTAGTCAACATTCAACAAATAGGAACTGGGCAAGTAACCATTGCCAACGATGGAACAACAACTATTACTGGTACGGGTACCAAGTTGCGTACTCAGTACAGCGCAGCCACGCTTCTTTGCACAGGAACAAATACCTTCACCCTGATTGGCGACCTATCTTGAGTTTAAGATTAGGGATATTTGCTTCAGCAGTGCTGAAGTTCATCACTGATAATTTCAACAGAACCACAGTAGGGAATCTAGGGACATCGACAAGCGGAAACGTTTGGCAGGCTCTTAGAGGAGTGTGGTTTGCTAACGGCACCTCAGCACAATCTAATGCTGTCGCATCCGACTATGCCATAGCATCTATTGGCTTTGCCTCTAACGCAACAATGAAGGCAGATACAACAGGTGGAGTAGGCGTAGCATTTTGGACTAGCGATTCAGCTAACTGGTGGGGAGCCTACCCGTTTTATAGTTCAGTAACTAATACAACTTCTGTATGTAATGCTGGATATGGAACATTCTCAAATACCAGTTCTTGCTGTAGCGCATTTACAACTAACCCTGGTGGAAACGTATGTGACTCAGGTTACGGTACGTTCAACAATACCAGCGTATTCTGCGGAAGCTACACAACAAATCCTGGAACAAGCGTATGTGATGCTGGTTATGCAACAGGTCTTCCTAACACTTCATCTTGCTGCGCTACTGCTACCCCATCTACTTCAAGAGTATGTAGCACCGGATATCTTTGTACTTCCGACAACTTCTGCTACTCAATACCAGGTTGCGGTGGAAGTATCGTAGGGTCATCTACCCTGGTCACAACGTATTCCTGCTTTACAGCATATACAACGACACCAACTACATACACAGGATACACAGCGACAACATACTATCCACCAACGTACAACTGCTATACGTCTTATACAAGCTCAAGCGTAACAACGTACACCAGCAGCATACGCATCATAAGTTCTGTATCTGGAGCAGTAGTAACTGACTCTACGACAAGCCTTACAAGCAATACAACTGCATATACAAACGTTGCTTCTATGGAAGTAAACACTAATAGCAATACAATAACTGCTAAAGGTTACTCATCGGCAGGCCAGGTATCACAACTTGGTAGCACAGTCACACGTACCCCGACAAGTCCCAACAGAGGTACATCAGTAGGAATCATCAAAGCCCCCACAGATGCTAACCAAGGATCTACCTTGGACAATTACTCAGCTACTACATAAGGGAAATATGAGCACTCCATACGATAGACCAGCAAGACCTTGGGACTTATTCAATAAGAACCTTGGAAGAGTAGAGACACAAGTGGCAGAAGAAAGGTTTGCTATATGCAAACAATGCCCAGAGTTAATGCCAACAGGAAACTGTAAAGAATGTGGCTGCTTTATGTCAGCCAAAGTTAAGTTACCAAATGCCTATTGCCCATTACACAAGTGGGAAGCCGAACGAATCTCATACAAGGAAGAAGAATAAAATGACAACACCAGAAATGCAGTTACCACCAGTTAAGATCGCCTTTGTTATTGATGGTTCAACAGTAGATGTACTCCACACTGATGATCGCCTTGGGGCAATCTTTCTAAGTCAACCAACGATAGTAGATGTAAGCGCCTGGTATGAAGCTAACCCAGGTAAGAATCTAGTCAATGCCACATACGATGGAACCAACTTTACTCCAGCAGTTGAAGAAGAAATCACACCTGCTTAATTTTATTACATCTACAGACTAAGGAGTAACAGTGGCATACGGCGATGACATCACCGAGGGTTTACCCTACGTATTATCTAACCCATCTAATTCAACAAACTATATTGCAACTGGATACGCATACGATGTAGCAATCAATGGCTTGCCATTCTTTATGATGATCGGTGACGAACAACCATATCGTCGTGTTACTGCTCAGTATCGAAAGCAACAGATAGACCAGTCACGCGAACCAGGTGAGCAGACACTCACTGGTTGGTGGCTGCGCTCGCAGTCATCTTTTCACTATGGTCAAGGTATTAAGTTCTTTGAACCAGTCCAGGAAGAGTCGCTTCGCTTTCAGTACACAGAGTCCAAAGGTGTTAACGTTTGGGAAAAGGGACAATGTACCCTGTTCAGAACTGTTAATGCAGGTCACGTAACTACAGGTGGGCTAAGGACTAACAAGCGACCTTGGCAATCAGCTCGTTCTATTCAATGGAAGCAAAATGGCAACACCTATGATGGTGTTCTATTCTGGGATGAGTACGATGTAGATAAGACCTATCCAACAATCACTGCATCAGTTACCAACAAAGCACTTACCAGCAACGTAGCAACACTGACGACTACAAACTGGGCTGGACTTATCGTATCTGTTATCGCCATCATCACAGCATTCGCTGGGGTAATTAGATTCTTAGTCAAGCATTATCTGTCCGAACTTAAACCCAATAGTGGCAGCAGTTTGCGAGATACCGTCAACAGGCTTGAGGAAAAAGTTGAAATCCTTTACCAGATAATGATTCAAAGGAGCAAAGATTGAAACCATTAGCAAAGAGAGCAACACCTGCTGCTATCGCAGTCCTGCGTCAGGCCACTGCGCTGTTCCCTAAGCGCATCAAGGCTAGCGATGGCCTATTGCCATCGAAAGCACACGTCAAGCAGAACCCTGACAGTGACCATAATACGGGCTTTGCAGCCGATATCAGCCACGATCCTGCCTTTGGCATAGATTGTGTAAGGGCATTCAAGGAACTACAGGATGACAAGCGTGTCGACTACCTGATATTTAAGGGAAAGATTTGGTCCCAGAAGAACGGACTCAGGGAATACACAGGTTCAAACAAGCACACTAAGCATCTTCATATCTCAATTAAACCTGGATATGGGGATGACACCTCACCTTGGTTTCCTTGGTTAGGAAGTCCTAAGAAGATCAACAAAGTAAAGGCAGCAGTCAAGCCATTACCTAAGAAAAAGGAGCAGAAATAATGGACACAAAGAAGATTAAGTCAATCGCAGCAACCTACCTCCGAGCTGGAGTAGCGGCAACTATCGCGCTATACCTAGCAGGAGAGACAGATCCAAAGAAGTTGGCAATGGCTCTAGTAGCAGCTATTGCTGGACCACTAATGAAAGCATTAGATCCTAAAGCAACAGAGTTTGGTCGTGGGTCCAAGTAGACCCATCAGCGCGAGGCAACAGAGAGGCTCACCCCGAAAGGGGTGGGCTTCTTTTTTTATGCCTGAAAGTTATCCTTATCTACAGGACAGGGTACGGTCACGAGGTTTCCACAACTGACGCAGGTACCATCAAGGAAGTACCAGCTCAGTTCGTAATCCTCAAAGGAAGCCATTATATTAAATACCTGAGAGCCACACGGACATACGTGTATTGGTCCCAGTTCCCTTAAGTCGCTGCCGAACTTATCTGGCAGGTTATTCTTACGCCTGAATCTTGGCAGGGTTGGTAGACGGAACCGGACGGTCAGTACGGTACTGCTGCGCCCTGAGGGGCGCCTGCTGGTTGACTCGCTCACGCTCGTATTGTACACACACCCAGGCAGGTAATACAAAATTAGACACGCCGTGATACCATTGCAGGTATGACAACAATCTCAGCCATCCAAGGTATTGATTTCGCCGCACTCTGTGCAGACAGTCAGATAACCGAGGACAACCTAGTAACGATATCTACAAGCACACCAAAGATCGTTGAGGTAGGTAAGTTTCTCCTTGGTATCTCAGGTGATACAAGACCAGGTGACATCCTTTCGTATAACTGGAAACCTCCGGTGTACAAAGGTGAAGATCCCGTGCAGTTTATGGGTAAACGTGTCATACCTAGCATCAACGCAGCATTTGCTGATAACAACTACGACTACAACAAGGTGGACAAAGATGGTGGCTTCGATTATCTCATTGCTTTTAACGGCAACATCTTTCGGATTGCTTGTGATCTCTCTTTTTTCCAAGCAAATCACGGAGCGTATGGCATTGGTAGTGGGGGTCAACTTGCTCTTGGCTACCTGTATTCAATTGTCAAGCCTGATATGGAGTTAGCCTACGCCAAGCGACACGCCCGTAAAGCCGTAGAGATTGCGTCGGTCCTTGACGCTAACACTGGTAAGCCCATACAGTTAGTAGTCCAGGAAAGGATGTAGTAATGGAGAAGACTATGAAGTATGCAATCAATGAAGCAATAGATTCTGGAAGGCGTAGTGCTATGCCAGAGTTTCTTGAAAAAGAATTAAAATTGTCCCCATGAAATGAATTTGCATTCTCTCCACAATTCATTATAAACTCAGTTAATTCATCAGCTCTTTTACGCTGATTTCTATTCATTTCTTTGCCATCCAATAAACCTTTTGGTTGAATGATAAATCCTGTAGAATATTTATTTACTTGAGGCTCACAAAAGGATAGAATTTGCTCCTTTCTAGTTTCTATAACTGCTTTAACAATTGGAATACGAGACATATTCCTAAGAACTTCATAAGATAACCTGAAAGACTTATCTTTATAACCACTTGACCCAAATGATTGAGGATCTACTAATAATGATTTATTTGTAGATTCACCCTTTTTCTCGATATTAGCTATATACTGTTGAGCTTTATAAATAGTTTCAACATCTTTACTTCCAAGTGCTTGACTAAGAATTAAAGATTTTTCAATACCTAACTGAGCTTCCTTAGATTCTAATTCACCGAGACGTTGCTTTATATCGTCTTGACTTTCCATAGAACCTATTATTTATTTTTAACCCAAACTACTCTTTTAGTATCTCCTTCGATAACAATAGCCTTCTTGAAAGAACCAATTTGATCAGTAGCTCCTTTTATGATTTCATCTTTCTTGTCAGGTTCATTTTCAATATCCTTGATAACTTGCTTCAAAAAAGATTTCATAATAGAATCTTCATAGAACCTATCAATAGAATCCATGCTCTTTTCGAACTGCTCTTTTGTAAGAATAGGAGTTGTTAAATTCTCAACATCTTTAAAGCAAGAATTAATTTGGCCAATTATCTGTGCTTTTTTTAAGTGGGCGTGATTATACATGTTCTTATCTATTCTAATATTAGTATTATAAAAATAAATAAAAAAATTATAACATCTTTTTTATCTTATCTTCTAAATAAGAAATCTTTAACTTCAAGTGATCTATTTCAGCCTGTATAAGCAATTTTAAATCATTTTGCTCAATGTCAAATTTAAATAATAAAAGTTTTTGTTTTTTAATATACTCACTTTTACTTACAACTAATTTAAAATTAATCATTTGCATTAACACGCTTGCAGCATCTAACCTAGATACATTGGCTTTAGTTGCGAATTGATCAATTGTAAACCATTTTACTTTTATCTTTTCTTTTAAATCATTAGCATGCTTAATATAAAAAGATTTCATTTCTGCAATCTTCTCTTCATCAGTTTGCTGAACTTGTACTTCTTCAACTACCTGCAATTCTTCAATTTTATTTTCTTCCATATTATTTCATTATATATA